TAGGTATTATTCTAGAGTCTAAGTCTTTATTCATCTTAGACTTGAGAAAAGTATTTTTAATTTCTGGCATAATTAATGTTTAATCCATTTACCTTTGTTTCTAAACACTTGAGATATTTCTTCCAACTTGATATTACTTAATCTTATTTTAGCGTTTCTAAGAGCGCTAGAACGCTCTCTCTTGTACCTATTAATTATGTATTCAGGCACATTTGCTCTACCTGATAATATACCGTGAGCTATATGCATGTACATTGCTTGCTCTGCCATTTTAGGCACTTTAATATCCATGTCTATAGCTAAACCATCTGATATATATTCAAATATAATAAGTTTACCAACTAGATCACTAGTAAAAGAAAACGTACCAAGTCTTTCATTTATAGTAAACTTACCATTTACTTGTGCCTCTTCAGGTTGAAGTCCGTATCTCCTACCTAAAGCAAACTCATCTCTTGGGTGTCTATAGTCGTTCACCAACGCGTCTTCATTCAAGCTTTGATCAGCCCATTTTTTCTCTGTTTGAGAGTTGTTAGCTTCTAAGTTTTGTCCTAATTCACCTTGTGTTAGTATACCATCGTAATCTTGTATCGGTAATTCTGTAGGATTAGAAGTAACTCTAGTTGGATATATAATATGTTTAGCGCCAGCGTTGTCTACCCAAGAGCATTTAACATAGTTAACATAGTCTTGTGGTATAGCCACAGATAAACTAGGTGGTATGTTTAACTCTTGAGATTTAATACTTTTTAAAGTATCATAAGAAAACTCCTGCAAACCTCTTTTAGCGTGAAACATTATATCAGTTCTTTTACAACTAGATATTAGCTTACCAACGCCAACGTAACCAACTATAAAGTTGTTTATTATATCATCTAAGCTTATATAAGAATAACCACCATAGTTGTTATTTATAGCTGCTTGATTTAGCTCTATAATTATTTTATCATTTAGAGCTGGTGGATTAGAAAAAGTTACAGTATTTAAACCAGTTAAACTATAGTTAGTAACAATGGAGCCATTTATTTTTACTATAAAATTAGTAGAAGTAAGATCAGTGTTAAAGTTAGTTGAAAAAGCTGTAGTGGTTCCATCACCGGTAAAACCTTGTTGACCAGAGTAGTATTGAGCGTTAGTTTCTGTTAATAGTCCCATTTATTAAGATTTTTCGTTTACTTCTTCTTCTTGTATCTTCTGTGCTGCAACTTGAACAACTGAAGGATCATTTATAACTACTCCAGAATATAACAATATTCTTAAAATAAGTTCCGTCTGTTCTGAATTGTGTAAGTCAAAGTTATTAAATCCTCTAGTTGTAGAAGACAACATGTTTTCAGCTAATAAAGTTACTGTTAAATTCGGACCAACAGGTGTAGTTGTGGCAAACAAGCTAGCGTCGAAAGAAATAGTGTCACCAAGATTGTATCCAGTTCCTATAGAATTTATTGTAACTGATAAAGTATTGCCGTTAGTTTGATCTATAAAAACACTAAAAGTAGCACCAGAACCCGATCCGCTAGTGTTTGTAGCTTGTATATTTGTTCTATTTCTTGGTGGTGAAAATCCTCCAGAAGGGTCAACAAGTGGTAAATTCGTTTGTGTGGTTATATTAATTGTTGATCCAGATACTAAATCATTAGCATTGTATTGATAATCAGTAAAAGTATATTGTCCTAAATTACCTATTTCATAACCCCACCTAACGTCAGTTGGTTTTTTAACATATTGAGATTTTATATTGTTAACTATAGTGCTAGGATATACTTCAACTTTGTTATCTTCGTATAAATATATTGGTTTTGAATTAGTTGGTGCAGTAAGTGGAGATTTTCTTATGTTATAAAATTCTGCTCTACCAACTCTTTGTACTTCAACTGGCATTATACCCGATGGCTCATACGTTAAAGAACCTAACCTATATAAATCACTAGGTAAGGTAAATGTGTTTGCGCCTGTAGAAACGGCGTCTGATTCAGTTTTAAATTCTGAAATTTTTTCATCTGTAATGGCTATACGATCAGAATATTCCATATCGCTTTGTGGTATACGAACTTGTTGGTTTAAGTCTTCAAAATATCTTTCAAATATTTGTCTTTGAACTTGTGTACCAATTTTGTTAAATTCGTCTGGCGTCATATAACCACGCTGTTCACTGTTTAGTATAAGTAATACTGTTCGATATACTGTATCTACGCTTATTGCCATTTTAATATTTTTAAAAAAAAGGGTGGCGTAAAACCACCCTAGTTTATTATCACTTGTTATTTAAGCTTTTTATCTATTGTTTTGTAAACTTCAACTCCCTCATCAGTTTTAAACCAAGCGGCTAAAGCCGAATATGGGTTTTCGTCAAAAGGTACGTTCATTAGTTTACGGCCATTACTAGCCCAAGAGAAAGTTCTTTGATCTTGAGATAAAGACATTATATTAGCTTCAACAGCTCTAATACCCATGTTTCTAAGACCTACGTTTTCATCATTAGCTAATTCTATAAATAATTCTGGATTATTTCTAGCCATTAACACTAAATCTCTTTTAATCTCTTTAGAACTCATCTTAGATACTTCAGAACCAACTTCAACTCTTAATATAGCTTCAGCATCGTCAATATCCATAGTTATAGCAGAATTCATAGCTTCTACCTCTAACTCTAAATAATCTAAATGCTCTATAGCTTCTTCAGCATCATCTTTTTCAGAGTAAAGTTTATTTCTGTTTGGATGATATAATGAAAGCATTTTTTGTAGAGCAGAGTCTGATTTTGGCACCATAAGTACACCATCTTCAAAAACTATATGACCTAATGTTACAGGTCCTTCTTGCTCATCTACAAAAGGGCTTTTCATGTTTGTAGCATATCTAAGTTCTCTATTATAACCTTTTTCTTGATCAAAATACATTAAAGGTTTTCTTGAGGAGTGTTTAGAGTTTATTCTAAAAGTTAATGGAGACCTATCGTTTAGTAAATGATAGTATCTGTCTTTAACTTCCCAAGTATCTTTTTTTACCTCAGCTTTTTTAGCTTCAGGTTTTTTCTTTTCTTTTGTTTCCATAATATAATATAATATAATAATTAAAAAAGACCCCGCCGAAGCGGGATCTTATTATTGTTTGCTATTAAGCAGCAAGAACTGAAGCAATTGATTTACCTCCGTTAGCCTCTATAGCAGGTCCTTCTGGATTTCCTTGATACGCAACTAAAGCAGCTCTAATAGCCTCTTTAACTGTGTCTCTGTCTCCAGCAGTTGTTACTTTAACTTCCACTTTAGCAGTGTCACCAGCATAAACTAAGTCTATATCAGAACTAGAAGTTCCATCTATAACTAGTTTTACGTTGTCAGCAGCAATAGCATGAACTTTACTGTTAGCGTCTGTGATTTTTAAATATCCCATAATTTCTATCTTTTAAATGTTAATAATTATACAGTTGACTTAAATAACACGAAGTTATTAGCGCCTTGTACACAAAGACATCTTTCAGATAAGAAATGTACTTGCATTGCATCTAAAGAAGAAGTGTAAGCTCCGCCTACTGAACCAGTAATCCAAGTTTTCATTCTTCTATCATCTGCCTCAGAAGCTCTATATCTTACATGTAAGAAAGGTCTTCTAATATTAGAACCTAATGTTTGATCATAAACAGTAGACGTTCCAGCTGGAACCATAACACCGTCTATATCTCCAATACTTCCTCTTGTTGCAAAATCATTTAGATATTTCCAGTCAGTTTTGTAGAAGTCATAAGAGCCTCTTCTGAAACCAGAAAAACCAAAGTTAAGCGCCATATCTTCTTCATTGTTAAATAAACCGTAAGAAGCAGCTCCAGTAGATGCATAAGATCCGTTCATCGCAGCAATCATATCGTCAAAATCCAAAGCAGTAGCTCTTGATAAAAATAACATGTTTTCTTCAATAGCACCTTGAGTATCTAATTGCTTAAGTATTGTATCAAAATCTCCTAATGCACCAGCTCCAGGAGCAGCAGCACCAGCAAAATCATTGTATACGTTACCTCTTGCTTCAATAGCAGCAAATAAACCTTCAGAACCATCTAAACCAGCAACGTTTCCACCACCTGTTTTTTCAGCTTCAACCATAGCCATTTCCATGTAGTCTTCAAATCTTAATCTAGTTTCAGACTCAGCTTTTAAATACCAAAGGTATCCAGAAGATCCATCTTCAGTAGCAACTTCAACCCAACCAATTTGAGCAGCGTCAGAACCATTGATTTCAAAGTGATCTTTTAGTATAATTGGTTTATTACTAAATTGAGTAAAATCAGGAGTAACAGAACCAACCATTCCTTCAGTTCCTTTTTTAAACTCAGAACCATATACAAACACTTTTAAAGTAGCAGTAGCAGCTAAGCTATTTAAGTTAGCAACTTGGTAAGTCTCAACTAGTACTCTTGCTTTACCAGCAACAGTAGCACTTCTAAGTCCAACTGTTTTAACTAAAGCTTTAACAGTGTTTATTCCGTCAGAAATAACAACAGTTTGGCTAACTCTAATAACACACTCTTTACCAGTTTCAATTGGAATATCAATATGGTGAGTACCATTCTTTATTACTTCATTGTAAGAAACGTGCAGTCTATTTTGTTCAGACCAAATTACTTGATCAGAACTCATAGGCATTTCAGCTCCTACCATTCTCAAGAAACCTTGTAACGTACGGTTTCCGTATCTTTCAATTTCTGCTTCATACAATTCAGGAAGATATTGTTGAGCAAAATTTCCACCAGCAGCGCCATCAAAAGAGAGATAATTCTCTTGCAATGTCATTTTTTTCTGATGAGGGATTAAACTTGGAGGAAAAGCTCCTCCGCTTGCAAAACTCATAATTTATTATTTTAAGTTATTTTTTTATTGATTTTATTTTTAACTTAGAACTATTTGCACCGCTTATTGCTTTTACTTTTAATCCATTAATATAAACATCACCAGTAGACGTAGCTCTTGGTTCATTACTTATATTTTTAGATTTAGCCATCATATCTTTAATAGCATCGGCTTTGCCTTGCTCATAGAAATGATTAGCTATAGTATCAGAATTTTGCGCTGCATAAATAGCTTTATGATAACCCTTAAAATCTTTTATCTCACCTTTGTTATCTAAGAACTTCCCGATTAGGTTTGTAAGATCTGATTGATTATTCGCAACAGTGTCTTTATCACTAACACCATATCTAAATTTCTTTTCACCTAAGTTGAAGTCAAAACCTTTGAATTCTTGATTAAAGAAATTTTTAGTATTAGATTTAAATCTATTATGTTGCTCTTGAACAGCTTGTTGTTCTTCGTTATATCTATTGAAAAAATCCATAGCTTTTTGTTGTTCCTGAGTAACGCCCGGTCTCAACTTGATCTCGTCGTAATATTTACTCTTGGTGTCTTCCAAAAAGTTTTTGGCTTTAGCAATTTCTTCTTTGAAGGCAAGTTTCTTTTTTCTTATATCTCGCTCTTCATCCACATCTTCATCAAATGAAAAATTATCTTCCATTATGAAGTTAATTTCATCCATGTTTAAATGTGGTTTAGTTCTTTTGTAATATTCTTTTAATAATGTATTGTCATCTACATTGGAGTAGTCAGCATTTAATCTAACATAATCTTCAACAGTTCCACCTGTTTCTTCCATAAACTTAACTAGCTTTTCTATATTCTCTGGTAAGTTTACTTCCGGTTGTTTAGTTTCTGCAACTGGTTCCTCTACTTTCTCTTCTTCTCTAACTTCCTCTTCTTCTGTAATCTCTTGTATTGGAGATATTACTTCTACTTTTTTCTCTTCGGTAGGTTCTTCAGTTGTTTCTTTGACGTCTTCTTTAGGAACTTCTTCGCTAATTGGGGATTCGTCGCGAACAAGTACTTCATCTGTTGTTTGCTCTTGAACGGCATTTTCTTCTTTTTTCTCCTCTTCTTTTTTAGATAAATCTACTTTTATAGTTTCATCTTTTTTGTTTAATTTTCTAGGTCTACCAGGTTTCTTTTTTATTTTAAAGTCACCTTCTTGTTTGACTGTTTCTGACATAATATAATATAATAGTTAATAATTATCTAGGCGTAAATTGCTCTAGTCCAAATCCACCAAGCGTATCATTGCCTGATGATTCAAAGTTTTTAGGTAATAAATCATTTTTTCTTTGATCTATTAATTCTGATTGTTGTGTAGCTTGAATTTTAGTTCTTTCATCTTTACGATCTTCTTTTTCAACCTCGTTCTTCATTTTAGCTTGAGCCTGTGCTTGAGTTAATTGCATATTATAATTAAACTCTAACTCCATTAGCTGTTGCTTAACTTGAGCTTCTCTCTCCATTTTTTGAACTTCAAAATCAGACTTAGCTTTTTCAAGTTGCATTTTTTGCTCAGTTAATATTTGTTGCTTTTGAGCTTCTGCCATAGCTGCTTTTTCAGCAGACTCTGCGTTAGCTTGAGCTTGAGCCTGTATGTTAGCCATTTGAGCTTCTTGGTCTCTAGCTTGCTTATCTTTTCTACGTTTTTTAAGCATTTGATTAGCTAACTTTAAATTGTTAACTTGTCTAATATCTATAGCATCTTCTAAGTCTATTTGACCACCTTGTAAAGCTATTTGAATATTTTGCTCTAGCACTTGTTTTTCTTCTTCGTCTGGTTCTAACTCTAAGAATATACCAAAGTCATGCATATTCATACCAGCTAATTCTTCTAATGTACCTACGTTATATCTTGATATACTAGATTTTAAACTTTGTTTAGTAAGTGGAAACATTAAAGCATCTGCAACTCTTAATGATATATTTTCACAAGATCTTAATGTTAAGTATAAACTAGCTTGTAATATATGTCTTGTAGCTACATTTGAACTTGCTGCTGCTAATTTTTGTAACCCAACTAATGATTGCTTATCTGGAAGTGTACCATCTCTAGCTTCATTAAGTCCGGTCACGTCTCTAATCATTTTTAAATAATACTCGTAAGTTTGTATTAATGATTGTATTTTACCCATACCATTTGAAGTAGAAAGCTCTTGTATTGGAACTTTACCTGGATTCATACCGCCATCTTGAGTCATAGACCTACCTACAATACTACCAGTTTGGAAATACATATTTAATGCTTCCGCTGGGTTGTAATTAGTACCATTACCAAGATCTACTTCTGCTAAACCATCTATATCCATGTAAACACCGTCAGGTACTATTCTAGACATCACTTGTTGTAGTTTTAAATGTGTAAGCTGTATCATATCAGCAAAACCAGTTATTCTACTTACAATTGATTCTATACGACCTTTATACATTCTAGGAGCTACAATGTTATAATTCATGTTAACTTTAACAGTATTAGCGTTTGGTCTAGTCATATTTTCAGCTAACTCCCATTTAAGCATTTTTTCATGACCTAATATTTTAGCTCCGCTATACAATACTTCTATTGATCTAAATGCTTTTTTAAAGCTTTCGCTTTCTGGTGGATTAAATGAATCAGTTTTTTCTAATGCTTTTTCTAAACCATTAGCTGTTTCTTTTATTTTAAATACTTGATTAGTAAAAGTTTTATATTCAAAATACAGCACTTGAACAGTGGTATCATCATATCTACCACTCCAGTTTCTAGTATAATTTTGATTACCAGGATACTTTTCAATTTCTTTTAATTCGTCTGGGGTTAAATATGGAAACTGCTTTTTAAGTTCAGCCATGCTTATAGGTTTTACTTCACCTACATAATATATATCTTCAAAATTAGGGTCGTCAGTATAAGAATAAACTAAATTAGCAGGATCAACATATTCTACAGTAACGCCTTCTGATCTATTAAATGATGTTTTAACAGCTGCAATACCTAATATGGTTAAATCTTGATTTAATCTTCTTCTTACTAAATCATATTTATTATTAGCTAACACATTATTTATAACCTCTTCTTCTGCTACCTCAACAGATTCTTTATAATCCATCTGCATGTGTAACTGTAATTCTTCTTCACTTTCCATTTCTAATCCAACACCACCTGAATTAGAAACATCAATGCCAGTTGTTTGCTTTATTTTGTTTATTAAAGCTTTTTGATCCATGTCACGCTGTATGCCTTCTGCATAAGCTGTTCTTTTATATATTGAATCTGGATCTTGAGCAAAAGCTTTTATCTCATAATTTCTTTGAGACATACCATTTACAACAATATCAACAAATTTAGGTATAACAGGTACTGGCTTCCAGTCTAAATTTAAATAAGATAAATCACCATTAATAGATAGTTCGTCTTTATATTTTTGTATAGACTGCTCACCTCTAGCATATAATCTTAACCTATGAAAATTGTTATAATTAGTATTAAACCTATCATTATAAGATCTATCGCCTCTAAACCATTCGCTTTCAATAGATCTACCAACTTGTAGACCATACTCGTAAGTGGCTTTCTCTGCATCAGGTACTACCTGACTAGGAAACGAACTATTGTAATTAGTATTTATCATTTATTTATTTTTGAAATATAACCACTGTTATCATATTTTTTAATGCCTAAGTACATAGACTTCTTCTGTCTTTTAGCAACAGGAACATATCTGTTTTTATTACAAGCCATAATAGCTAAACCAGAACTAATAGAAGCATCGTATTTAGTTCTGTTATTAATATTAAATCCAGCCCAATCTTCTAAAGTCTTTTGATGATACATATCACCCATACCTTCTTCTAATTGTCCTACATATTCTTCTATGTAACTTTCTATTGCAGCAGCATGTGCTTGCTTAATATCTTCACTTGTGTTAGGTATACCACCTATTTCTTTTTCTGTAGGCGATAGCTTGTTCCATATTTTATCAGGGCGATTCATACTATAGCCTCTATAACCTCTTCTTTTTAAATAATATAAAAACCTAGGCTTGTTGTTTTCAGCAAGTACTGGCATACCATAAAAAACCATTGCCATTAAAACATCTTCAAAAAATATCTCTGCTGTTTGTGGTCTACATACATATTCTAAG